ATCCGCAATTTGCAGCAACGGCTGAAGGTCAAAGACAAGCTCACCTTTCAGGACGCGCAGTTTTTTACGGGATTTGTTTACGACGACTGCGTGCGGTACGGATGGACGGCGCTGCACGGATCCGGTTACGACGGGTTCAACCACGGAGACGGGCGCACTCAGGTTAAACGGTTTTTCTCTCCGGCAAAAATGGCGCAGGCGCCCAACGGGGGGAACGCTCGGTACATTTACTGGTCGAACGAAGGAGTGAAAGATGAACTGGTCCGACTTCGGGCTGCGGGGGCGCCCCATTGGGAATTCCCTCAGGATGTAAGCGACAACGGCGCCGAGGGCTACCTGAACCAAATCAATTCAGAGGTAAAACGGGATACGGTGGACAAAAGCACCAAACAGGTCAAAATGCGGTACGTCAAAGTTAGGACCCATAATCACCTTTGGGATTGCGAGGCAATGCAGGTTGCCGCGGCAATGATGGTCGGGCTTCTGAAGGGGCAGGTTGACAGCTAAGACTTCAGCATGATCGCGGCGCCTCAGATTATCCTTTCGGTTTTCCTGCAACTCGACGTTGCGGCGCTTCGAGCACTTAGAGACAATCAATTTGACGTTGTGCAATCGGGGGCGGGGGTGCTGGTATCATCGAGCGTCAACGGATCGAGCTTTAATTTTTCGGTGCCGTCCAGTCTGAACCCGATGCAGATTTTGACTTTTGCTCAGTTGGCGCTCGATTACAAAGCGCGGGGGCTTTGCTCCCCTGTTACTCGGACCCAAGCCATTTTCAGCTAATGCTCGACAAAATCCTGAACTTTTTTAAGAAACCGACCGTAGCGTCGCACGCTGGTGGCATCGGAATGCCTGGGCATTATCGGATGATCAATGGCGGATGGTCGGGCAACCGCCCATACTGGGGCACGCACGCCGGAGGGATGCAGAAGGAGGTCTCGGTCGGGGAATGGCGCAACATCGTTTCCGCGTCGCAAAAACTTTACTGGAACTTCGGGCCGGTGGCTGGAGCCATCAACGACAAATCCATGTTTGCCGTGGGACGTTCGTGGCTTCCCAAGTTTGAAGGCGCCGACAAGGCGTGGGGCAAGGTGGCCGAGGAATGGCTGCGAGGGCAGTTTTACGAGGTCGCCTTTATCGACGGGAACGATTTTCAAACGGGGCTTTTTATGCAGTCGGTCGCGGTGGATCGCGACGGGGACTCCGCATGCGTTTACACTGAAACGCCGGACGGCTACCCACAATTCCAGATTATTCCTTGGCACGCTATCGGCGACCGCACCGGAGCGGACGTCGTGCAGGTCGGACCGTACAAGGGGCTTCGGCAGTATAACGGGGTGATTTTCAACCAGTACGGGCGCCCCGTTGCTTATCGGATCCTTGGGCAGACTCCTGCGGATGATCGCGACGTTTCCGCGCGGGACATGGATTTCATCCGCGAACCGCTTGCGGTTGACCAGGGGCGGGGGCTTCCAGCTTTCACGCCGGCAATCATTGACCTGCGGGACCTGACGACCGTGCAAGGCTACGTCCGCGAGGCGGCAAAACTGGCCGCGACCATCGGACTGATCGAGCACAACGAGCTTGGGATGGCAGATATCAGCAACCCGGCGTTTGCTTTGAGCGATCACGCGCCGCAGTCGAAATTTGCAATGGAGGAACTCTATGGGGGCACGACCCGATATTTCCGCGCAGGCGCCGGCGCAAAGCTTGAGCAACTCAAATCGGAAGTCCCGTCGGAAGCGACCGACCGATTGATGGAACGGCTAATCCGCAACGCAATGCTCGGGGCGGGGATGCCGCCGGAGTTTTACTGGGATCCGTCAAAAATCGGGGGCGCTTCGGTCCGCATGATCATTTCCAAAGTCAACCGCACCGTGGCCGACCGGCAGGACCTCCTTAAGGGAGTTGCTCGACGCCGCGTCGGGTACGCAGTCAGCAAGGCCATCAAGCGCGGAATCCTTCCGGCGTACCAAGGCGCAGATTTGGGCGGGTCGTTAAAGTGGGGCTTTACTATGCCACCAATTTTGACGGCCGACGCCGGCTACGCGGGGCAGGATGCGCGGGAGGCGTACAAGCTCGGGATGCGAAACCTTTCGGACATTCTCGGCGAAGCGGGGCAAAGCCTCGACGAGCATTTGGACCAGCGCGAACGCGAGGAACTGGCAATTCGCGAACGGATGCAACGCAGCGGTCTACCGGAGTCCGCGTTTCGAATTCTCACACCAAACGGCAACCCGGCGCCGGTCGAACCAGCACAGCCATGAAGTTTCAACGAGTCATCGAGCAAATCTATTTTCGCCCCTGGTACATCACTCCGGGGGGGCATCGAGCGGTCCGGCAACTAATCCAGTCCAAACTCGCCGCAAACGGCGGGATGGATATGAGCGCACTGATCAACCCGCGGGAAGAAATGGAGGTGACCCCCGACGGCATTGCAATCATTCACGTTTGCGGGACCCTTGGGAAAGGATTGTCGCCAATTGAAAAATCATGCGGTTCGACCGATTACGAACAGATCGCCGACGAAATCGAAGACGCGTCCGAAATGGGCGTGCGGGGGCTGATGCTTGAAATCTCATCCCCAGGCGGGACTGTCGTGGGAAACCACGAAATCGCGGAGCTTGTCCAGTCCTTGGAAATTCCGACGCTGGCCTATTCCGATGACATGGCATGCTCTGCGGCGTACAATATCGCGGCATCATGTGATACCATCGTGGGCGCCCCATCCTCAACTTGGGGATCGGTCGGGTGCATCATCCCGTGGGAGGATGAATCCGTGATGTGGGAGATCGAGGGCAAACGCTTTGACCCCATTACCAACGCCGAAGGGGATCTCAAGAGCGCAATGCACGGACCCAGTTTGACCCCGGATCAACGGGCTTCTCTCGAGCAGTATGTCCAGGACGCTTTTGAAATGTTCCGAGGTAATGTCCTCCGCAACCGCGCCGTGCCGGATGAGGCAATGCGGGGACAGTCGTTTTTTGCTCCTCGGGCGCTGCAAAACAATTTGATCGACGCCATCGTGCAGACTGAGGAAGAGGCGTACCAGATGCTTTTAGGAAAATTGTGACGAATGGTGCGGCGGGAGATCCGCCGACGGGGGCTTTATGCTTTTCTCCCCTTAGGAAACAAAGTCGCTCCCCTCACCGGTTCGCTGGTGGGGGGTTTCTTTTTTGCGCCAGTTGACAACAGCAAAAAAGGTTATGGAAAAACCCACCACGCTGTCGTCCGCCATTGAGGCGCTCGAGGCATCGTCCACTAAACTTCTCGCGCTCGAGGCAGACCTGACCGCGGCGAACGCAATCATCGCCGAGGCATCCGAATTGCAGCAGGTTAAAGCAAAGCTCGAGACCGACAACGCGGATCTTTTGGCAAAACTCAACGAGGCAAACGCCCAGTTGACCGCACTTTCAGCAAACGCGCAGACCGTCGAAGCACGCGCCAATGAAATCGTGGCATCACTCGGGGTCCCTCCGGTGGCAGTCTCGCCGGAACCGGTCGAAGCAACAAAGACCAAAGCTGACCTCTGGGCCGAGTACCACAAATTGCCGGTCGAAGCTCGCAACAAATTTTACCAATCCAACCGCGCAGCAATGCGCGACTAACAACCCAACTCAGTCACTCACTAAACTATGAGCAATACCATCGCAGGGGCTAATCTGGCGGAAATCGCACAGGAAAGCCTTCCAAACCTCAAATCCACCTTTGCACCCCTCGGTGCATTGACGACCGACTTTTCCTCGGACATTTCCAGCCGAGGCGCATCCGTCACAACCCGTTTCCCTGTAAACCCAACGGCAATCGATCTGTCGAGCGGTTACACGGTCAATGACGTTTCCATGACGGCAAAGACTATCACGCTCAACACGTTCTTTGGATTCGTTTACGGATTCACGGACGTCGAGCGCAGCAAGTCCTCCATCATGCTCAACGAGCTGTTCATCCAGCCAGCATTGCAGGCACTTGGCAACAAGGTGTTCGGTGATCTCTGGAACTTGGTGACCGCAGCAAACTTCGCACAAACCGCGCTCAACACGACCGCCGGCGATTTCGATCGCTCGGATCTCGCCGACTTGAGCGCAACGCTCACGGGCGATCTTAAGGCACCTAAGCAGGGCCGTTCGGTTGTTCTCAACCCGACCTACTACGCGTCCCTTGTGAAGAGCCTCAACAGCGCTGAAATCCCCGGCATCACCGCGGACAAGGCAGAGGGCGTTGTTCCTCGCGTTGCAGGGTTCGACGTTTACCAGACCGACCTCGCCGACGCGAACAGCGAATACCTCCAGGGTTTTGCGTTCCAGAAGGCGTCACTCCTGATGGCTGGCCGTTCGGTCGACTCCACCGGCGCCGCTGCGGCTGGCGTTGAAGTGGCCGACGTGGTCATTCCTGACCTCGGACTGCCTGTGCAGTTCCGTAAATGGTACGACCCAGACCTCGGGGTTCTCAAGTATTCCTGCGGCATCCTGTACGGGATGAGCGTCGGCCAGAACTTCGGCGTTCGTATCATCAACGACTAATTCAACCCGCCTAGGCCGCCCCTCTAAAACGGGGGGCGGCTTTTGGCTTTCACGAGATCACCATGACCAAAATTGCATTTGTTACGCGCCGGCTGACCGGAGCAAAGCCTGAGATCCTTTTTTCTTCGGACAAATCTGCCGAGGCCGTCGAGTTTTACCGCGCATTCAAAGGCGCCGGAGAGATTTCCCTTTTTGTGCATCCGACACCGGAGCGCACCAAGAAACTAAAGTCTGAGCCGGTGGCCGCGGAGT